GTACAGGTTACGTTGCTAAAAACGGTGCTGGTGTTAACGGTATTGGTTCCTTGTCAATCTTTACTCGTCAAGCGTTCTTCGCCTTAGACGGTGGTCAAATGACATTGAACAACTCTGGTTCTCAGTTCGGTGACATCTCAATGCGTGCTCGTGGTTCAACTGTTATTATTAGACCAGCTGAAGGTACTGCTGGAAACTTAATTGCTAACTCTGCGTTTGCCGATGTTCTTGAAACTAAATCAGATGAAATCGTTGATGATATGGTTTACTACTTAACATCACCTGTTGCTGATGGTGGTTTAGGTTATCAAGGTTATAATGCTGATAAGTGTTTCAGAGATACAGGAATTATTGTTGACAACACTGGTTTCGATGTTGCTACAAAAGGTAACTACTGGGGTCGTTTAAATGGTATTTCATATCGTTCACCAATTTCATATCTTGTTGTTAACGAACAATTAACAGAAACTACTGGATCTATTAATCACCTTAAAGACTCTATTGTTAGTACAAATGGTGGTATCTTTGGTAACGCAGGTGCTGAATTAATATCTCGAGTTAACTCTTCACTTGATGAAACATTAAACATCTTAGAAAACGGTGAAGCTGCGGCGAACCCTATCATATTCTCAGATACTGGTAAGTCAGATCAGACTGCTGCTAGAGAACTTGTTCAGTCTAACAGAGAATTAATCATTAACGATTTTGTTGATTGGATCGACAATAACGATGATTTCTATGCTTACGATAGCGCTAAATGTGAAAGAGATGTTCAAGAATATATCTTACCTGCCGTCAAATATGACATGATGTTAGATACAAACTATAACACTGAAAATGCTGGATTAGCATATTACGTTAACACTGCAAGAACAAGCCTTGAAAATCAACGTAATGAAACTGTTGCTTCGTTTAAGAGATTACGCAAAACAACTGATGAGTTAATTCAAGCTAACTCTGCACCGGCTGCAACATCGGCTTACTCTGCATTCAATAACGTTATTGATACGATTGCAAACTCAGGTGACAAATATACACCAACTAAAGCAACATACGAACCAACAACTGGTATGATGGTTATTACTATCGGTACACACGATTTAACAGTTGGACGTTACGTTAACCTTGCTGAAGAATCATTTACATTCACATGTTCAAGTGATAACTTTAAAACAAAAATTAGCCATCCACGTAAATCAGAAAAGGCTTACTTGGCTGCGCTTCCAATCGTTGCGGTATCAGCAAAAACTATTACTGTTAACCCAGGATTAACGGCTGCTAACTTCGAACATAGATTTGTTGAAGCATCTGACAATGCGGTATCAGTAATTGGTTCGCTATTGACATACTCTGATAACACTGGTATATCAGTTGATAAGCGTAACGCACGTAAAATTCTACAAGCGAATAAAGAATACATCCAAGACTACATGATGGAATGGGCAGACGGCGAATGGTACTTCTACGATAGTAAAAAATGCCACAGAGATACTGAAGAGTATATCTTGCCAGCAGTACAACGTGACTTGATCCTTGGTACAAACTATAACGCAATTCAAACTGGCGCTGCTTACCGTACTAAATCTGGTGAGGTAAGTGTTACTGAACAGTTAGAGCAAACAGTTGGTTCTATTGATTATTTAAAAGCAAGAGCTGCTACATTTATCGGTGATGACTCAATTGCTGTTGATAGAACAAACGCTTCTTTCGATGAAATGTCAAGATTACTAAATAACAACGGTAAAAAATATACGCCAACTAACGCTGTATATGATCCTGCAATAGGTTCAGTTGTTATGACGATTGGTTCTAATGACTTTAACATCGGTGATGAAATCTATATTGAACCACATAGCTTAGTGTTTACATGTGCACTTGATAACAATGCAACTAAGCATGCTTATCCTGCTAACCAATTCCTAAACTTTACTCCAACTGATGCTTCATACGATGTTGCTACTGGAGAGTTTAGCGCAACTATTGGTACACATACGCTGAAGGTTGGTGATAAGGTTGAATTTAAACCAAGTTCAATTATCTTTACTTGTGCGCTAGATGGTGATATAACAAACCACCCTGCGCCAGAATCACATCACCCTTTCTATAAGAAACAAATCACTATTGAAAAAGTTGACGCAACAAAAATCTATATGAATGTAGGTGGAATTGTTGACGGTGGCGGTGCTCATACATTCGTAAGTGCATCTGACAATTGTATGCAAGCTGAGAAAATACATCCTGCATTTAAAAAGCCGGTTACAATTTCAGCAAGAACTTCAACAACTATTACTGTTAATGTTGGTGAGTCAAGCGATACATCAGTACATACTTTCGTATCAGCAACTAATAACGCAATACGTGAAGCAGGAATGTGGACTGGTAAGTTTACTCCTCAAACAGCAACATATAGCCCAGTAACTGGTGAGTTAGAAATTACTATTGGACAACACGATTTACCGGTTGGTAAATGGATCCAAATCGCTCCTGAGTCAATGGTATTCAGTTGTGATGTTGGTGGCGTAACAGGTACAGACCTTTCACCACTAAATGATCATCCTGCATATAAAGAACCGGTAAGAGTTACTGGAGTAACATCAGACACAATCACTGTTAATGTTGGTAATGCTGGCGGACATGCTAACAACCATACATTCGTATCGGCAACTGAAGACTCAATCGACTCAAACGCATTATTCTTCTCAGACTCTGCTAGAGTTATTAAAGCCTTTACTCCAGAAACAGCGACATACGACCCAGTAAGTGGCGAGATGGTTATTACTATTACTGACCACGGTATGACAACTGGCGATCACATTGAATTACAACCATTAAGCTTTGCATTCAGCTGCGCTCATAATGGCGGTGGTACTGATTACTCACCACGTATTGGTGATAAGGCTTATCAATTACCATTAGAAATTACTGGAACAACATCAAATACAATCACAGTAAACTGCGGAGATGCAGGAACTAACACTGATCCACATACATTCGTAAGTGCTGATGAAGGTGCGGTTGTACAGGTTGGTGCTAAAGAGCAAGGTACATATGCTTCTCGTATCCTACAGAAAAACAAAGCTTACCTTCAGAACGAAGTTAAAGAATGGATGGAAAATACTTACTTCGTCTATGACAACGCTAAATGTTCTAGAGATACAGGTTTAATTTTAGATGCGGTTGCTAGAGATATTCTAACAGACTCAACTGTTAACGCTTACTATGTAGGTAAAGGTTACACAATTGGTACGGTTGGTGCTAATGCAGTAATCAACGATCAGTTAACTCAAACTGTTGGTGCTATCACTTGGCTCAAAGGTAAAATCGCAACTGACGTATTAACTGATGCTACAGCGATCGCAAGATCTAACACTGCATTTGATACTATTATTGATATTATGTCAAATGGTATCGCAGGTGCTGATTTACCAGTATACGGTGACTTGACAATTTCACCAGAACATCGTCAAGCAGGTAAAGCAATACTTACTAACAAATCGTTTATCCAAAAAGAAATCATCGCGTTTATCACAGCTAACTATCCAAACTTTGTATATAACACTGCTGCTTGTGAAAGAGATATGGGTATCTTTGTTGACCTAATCGCATGGGATACACAAAACGGTTCAAACGCATTAAGTGCAACTAATTCGAAACTATACTTCGAAAATGCTATCCCAGTATTAGATGATGAGGAAGTTGTTCCAACATCGGAAGCATTCTTCTTCGCATCAGATCTAGTTGGTCAAATTGTTAGAAACGAAGTTGTTACTCCACTTCAAGGTGTGGTAACTCAAACTATTGTTGAAACAACAACATATACACCAACAACTGCGTCATACGATCCTGCAAATGGTGACTTCGTAATGACTATGCCTGGGCACAGTGTTTCTCTTAATGACAGAGTTACATTAGAACCAAATAGCTTTACATTCACATGTGCAATGGACGGTGACGATGCTGCTAAAACTTATCCTCGTGCAGGACTTGATCCATACGCGTTAAAAACATATTTAGTTAAAGAAGTAACATCAAGCACAGTTACACTAGACGCTGCGGCATCTGGCCCTAACAAATACTTTACACCAACATCTGCAAACTACGATGCAGCAACAGGCGTAATGATTGTTAATGTTGGTCAACATGGTTTAAGAGTTGGTAACGGTATCGTTCTAGAAGATAACTCTTTCACATTCACTTGTGATCAAGATGGTAACGCAACTCAACATACATATCCAAGAGTTGGAGATCCATTAACTGGTAAATCATTAACAATTACTGCAGTTGGTGAAACTCAACATACTCCAACAAATGCGGTTCATAGCCCTGCAAGTGGTGATACAACAATCACAGTTGCTGGCCACGGATTTAGTAATGGCGATTATGTAATGATTGCTGATTACGGATTAACATATACATGTGTACTTGATGGTAACACGGTTGAAAAAGGTTATCCAAGAGCTACTGATTTCGCATCTAACCGTTGGTTGGAAATCTCAGATGTTACAACTGATACATTCAAATTAAATGTTGGTCCATCTCCATATAATGGTGCTCACATATTCGTATCAGCAACTGCTAACTCAATCAGACGCCAAACTGGTACAATGACATTCAACGTAGGTGATGCAGGAAGTGCAAGTTGTTCAGTACATACATTCGTAAGTGCAACAGCCAATGCAATGAAACATGAGCCACAAACTGTACATACATTCGTATCGGTTACTGCTGATGCAGTTAATGTAGCAAATATGGCAGAGGCTTATACACCAACAGACGTTGCATACGATCATAACTCTGGCGTTATGACAATGACATTGGGTACTCACTCATTTACTGAAAAGGATTATGTAATCTTCGCAGAGAATGCAATTACACTATCTTGCCCAACATCACCAACTGATGCCACACCAATTAACATATCACACCCTAGACCAACTGATCCAATCTTTAACAAACCAGTTAGAATTGACTCAGTTACGCCAACAACAATTACATTACAAGTTGGTGAAGCTAGAGTTGATAAAGTTCACTCATTCGTAAGCGCATTAGCTGACGGTGTTAGAAGATCTATTAAACCTGCAATTGCTCAACATGCTGAAAAATTATTCGCAGATGTTGGTGGCGTTATCAGAGAAAATGATGGCACAATCCCTGCTATCGTAGAACCAGCGTTTGATACTTTCACTGCAAACTATACATTAGGCGCAGAGTTTGAGTCAATCAAAGGTCAAGCTGTTAAATACCAAACTGAAATCAACGAGTATATCGCAGACACATATAATGGCTTAGCATATAGCTTAGAGAAATGTCCAAGAGATACAGGTTACATTGTTGACGCGATCTCAGAAGACTTAGAATATGGCGGAGACTCTGCTACAATATTCAATGCAAGATATTACTTTGAAGGTGCTATTAACGTATTACCACAATATCAGAGAGAACCAACAAGATTAGCATTTACTCACCTAGCGAGTGTAATGGAAAAAGTTGTTAAAAACGAAGTACAAGAACCAATCTTTGGAGCAAGATTTACTCCAACTGGCGCAACATACGATCCTGTTACAGGTATCATGGTTGCTACTATCGGTACTCACACATTAACAACAGCCGATCACGTTTGGTTCAAGCCAAATGCAATTACATTCTCTTGTGATACTGGTTCAGGCCCAACTAACCACGCAAGCCCTGAAGCACATCATCGCTTCTTTAACAAAGCGTGTCCAATTATTGGTGCTGATGCAACAACGATTACAATGTGGGTAGGTAATGCTGGAGCATATACTGGTGCTCATACATTCGTATGCGCATTAGCTGATGGTATCTCAGAAATTAATGGTAACCTTCTATATCAAAACGTATCACTACAAGCTGCTGATACTGCAACAGGAACTATCGCATCTGACCTAGCAATGGTTATAGCGAATATTGTTGACGATAGATTGGTAATCCCAGATTACAGAGGTTCATTAGATATTAGTCAAAGAACTCCTAAGCCACTTCCTACGGAGAACTTACTAACTAAACCAAAAGCAGACCCTGCTAGAACATTCGCACGTAAATCTCTACAATGGAACAGAACGTTTATCCAAGAAGAGCTTATTCAATTCGTACGAGATAATAACTACACATTCGATGAAGCGAAATGCGCAAGAGATGCAGGCTTTATTATTGATGCAGTTAGAAGAGATGTTCAAACAGGTTCAACATACAATGGTAAGTATATCGGTAAATCATATCGTATTGGTACTGTAGGTGCTGATAAGGTTATTGAGGACCAACTTGCCGAAACAATTGAAGGAATCAGATATGTACAAAAAGACATCGAAGCACAGCTTTCCGGTGTAGCACTTACTAGAGCTCAGGATTCCTTCAATAACATTATTACATCTATGATTAATGATTACACACCAGATGGTACAAACTATAACTACGGTGCTGGTCAAATTTCTGATAACCACGTATTTGCTCGTCAAGCGCTTCAACTTAACAGAGAATTCTTAAAAGAAGAAGCAACAGCATGGGTTAACGCAAACTATGGCGGATTATCATATGATGTAAATAAATGTAAACGTGACACAGGTATTATGGTTGACGCGGTATCATATGATACACAACATGAGTCAAATACTGCAATGCTAGATGTTGCTAAACTATATTTTGAAAACGGTTTATCTACTTTGAGCACAGCTCAGAGAGCACCAACCGCTGCATTATATACTCACTTAAGTTCAGTAGCAAGTCAAATTGTTCTGAAACAAACAGTAGGTAGATCAGCTGGTAATACCGTTACTCAAAATACATCGTTCGGTGTAGTTACTGTTCCAATCGCGCAACATATCACATCACTATGGAAAATCGTTGGCGATCTAATTGCTGATGACTCACTAATCAATATGCCTGATGTTGCTGAAATCGCTTCAAATACTGTTGGCGCTGAAAATTACTTGTACGATCCTGAAGCTACATTAATCGCAGGACGTAAAGATAATCTACAAGGTACTATTACTCAATACCTAAGAGATAACTTCGATTACCTTGAGTATGATGAAGCTCGTTGTAGAAGAGATACAGGCTATATTGTTGATGCAATTTCTCACGATATTCAATATGGTGGTAACTCTGCAATGCATGGTACTGCTGAACTTTACTTCAAAAATGCGGTAAATATTCTACCAATTGACCAACGTCAATCAACAAGAGAAGCATTTGAATATCTTGGTAAGGTAGTTCGTTGGGTAACTCGTAACGAAATGGTACCACGTAAAGAAGGTCGTAAGTTTACACCATCGACTGCAACATACGATCCTGATACTGGCGTATTCACTGCAACTATGGCGAACCACAATCTTAAAGTTGGCGATTATGTAATGATTGCACCAGAGAGCATTAACTTTACATGTTCTCTAGATGGTGATATCGCACTACATCCGAGCCCACAATCTGGTGATCCATATTACAACGCACCAATGAAAATCCTTTCAAGAACTGGTACAACAATCACTATGAATGTTGGTAAGGTTCCATATGGTAAAGGTGGCGGTGCTCATACATTCGTAAGCGCAAAATTAAATGCAATCACTCATATCACTGGTAACACTGTTAGACAAGAGATGAAGCACAGAGCTGCTCGTCGTACAATCGCAGACGAAGCGATGAACTTGGCAACTATGTTAGCAAAAGTTGCTGATGATAATAGCCCAGCAAATATTCCATCAAGAATTGATCCAGATACTACTTGGGTACAACAAGACTTGTTGACTGCTAAAAATGCAATTGATGATAACTCAATTCAAATGGCGAAAGATCTACAAATTCATATCGGTAATGCATACAATGGTATATCATACTCGAAAGAGAAATGCCGCAGAGATGTTGGCGTAATGATTGATGCTATATCACACGATGTTAACTATACAACTAACTACGCAATGATAATGACTGCGGGTCTATACTTCGAAGGTGCGCATTCAATATTACCAGCAGACCAAAGACAACAAACTGCTGAGTTCTTTACAGAGATGGCCGGCGTTGTTAAAACAGTAGTTCAAAATCAGACTGCATATCAGAGAGGATTTACTTCAACTGATGCAACATATGATGCTGATACAGGTTACTTTACTGCAACTATTGATGCTGACCACGGTTTAGAAATTGGCGATTACGTATCGTTTGAACCAGAAAGCTTTACATTCTCATGTGATACTGGCGCAGGTCCAACTAACCACGCGGTACCTGAGGCACATCATCCATATTACGATGTTCCTTGTCCAATCCTTTACGTTGAAGGTAACGTAATTACAATGTGGGTTGGCGCAGCTGCTACATACTCAGGTGCTCATACATTCGTAAGCGCAACTGAAGGCGGACTGAAGAAAGCGGTTAGAACTTGGACAACACAAGATACATCAATCACTGCCGCAACCGCGGTTGAAGGTGAAGAGGTTGCTGACTTAGTTCGTATCGTTGAAGATGCAATCAGAAGAGATAACATTGACGGTCTACCAGATATTATTGAGCCTGACACAAGCTGGGTTGATGCTGGTAAAATTGAAGCTTCAAAAATTATTGATGATAACCTTGACGAACTTGCTGACGATGTTACTAAGTTCCTTAAAGATACATTTACAATTATTGATTACTCTAAAGCTAAGTGTCGCAGAGATGCAGGATATATTATTGACGCAATGTCTTGGGATCTCAACTATGGTGGTAACTTAGCTACTCATTGGAACGCAGACTTCTATTATTGGAACAACGAATTACGTATCCCTGAGGATACAAGAGTTGCAACAGCGAAAGCATATCGTCAACTTGGTAAAATCGTAAGTCAAGTTGTTATCGGTAAGTTACCAAATCAAGCTATACGTTCTGAGTTAGGTACAACTACTCAAGAAGCTCAAGCTATCAGACTTGGCGATATATTACATAACGTAATGTTCTACAATACGCCAAAATCTCTTGGACCAAAAGAAGAACCTAACTTCGAATGGGAAACTGATAAAACATTCAGCTTTGCTAAGGATATCCTTAACAATAACAGAAACAAATTACAAAGAGAAGTACAACGATTTATTACTTCTGAATATAAGTTTATTGACTTACCGAAAACATATCGTGACGGTGGCAACCTTATTAAAGTTCTTATGAACGATTTCAAAGGTAGAGTTATTGATCCGGTTGTTGGAACTGTTGGTTCTGATAAAGCATCAAGATCCTTCGTTGGCGCATTGTTTAATATTGACGCACAACATGTATTCCCAGTGTTTAATGCACCGGATACATTTGCTGATTGGCGTAAGCTAAGATTTAAAGGCACAGTACAAAACGCTGCTGCAAGAAATGCGTTGACAGGAATGAAACGTTGGGATGCTTATATTATCCCTACAGATAACAATGCAAATCGTTATGCCGGTATTATATATGTATGGAATGGAACTACTTGGGATACAGTAGGAAATAACAATACTGATTTACTTGACTCATTCACTGGTGCTTGGGCGCGTATGAAAACTTATATAAATAACAATATCGCTCCTGATGTGGATCACTCAACAATGGTAACCGAATTGATAGACAATCTTATTACAGAAAGTGTTATTAGGCCAGACTTCTTGGTCTTCGGATCGCTCGTTGAGTCCATTGCTCACCAGTTTAACGGTGCTTCGGCAGGTGTTAACAGAAACGCCTTACCTCTGAACTTCAGAAACGTTGGCGCAGCAATTGGTGCTAATGCCTCTGTATTGTCAGAAGGTGGTGGTAGAATTAGATGGTCAGGATCAGACGAATTAAATAACCAGTACTTCGCAAGAGGTCTAAAGATTAACGGTAGAACAGGTCGAATTGAAGGTCGTCCATTCACTTCATCAGTTAGAAAACTTGCAAGACGTGCATCAAACAGTAGGGCAGCTCTATAATGGCAATTTACACAATAGCAACAACACAGGCACCCGACGCGAAGCCGGTCGCCAAATCCTTTACATTGACAACCAACTGGCAGACAATGATTGAGGTACCAAACTATGAAGTACCGGAGCTAGTCTTCGGTGGTTCAACAACAGTAGAACCGGGTGTCGGCGAAGTTATTTCACCACTCATTTTATGTAACATTACAGCAAACACAGTTGCTGCTGATGTAAGGGTACATAGAGAAGATATTAATGCAGAATTTTATTTAATTAGGAATTTGCAAATCCCGGGATATGATACTATTCCATTACCACTTAATGGTCAGTTCTTTAAGTCAGGTGATTTATTAGAACTAAAATGCGATACAAACTTAGCAGTACACGCTACGTTATCCTTCACACTTGGTCAATCCGAGGAGGATGATGTATAATGGCTTTCAAATCAATTAGCGGTTCAAGAATAATTGGAAAGGGTACGCCGCAAGCAGTACCTATTCAATTAGATCCAGCCCCGTACAAAGGTGCCATTGCTTATGGTTCCGACGGGTTAATTTATGTTTCTAATGGTACAGCATGGAACGCAGTTGGTGCAGGAATTCAGGGTACAACCGGTCTTCAAGGTGATGAAGGCGCGCAGGGTACTCAAGGTACGTATGGTCCGGGTTTTAATGTTATTGGTTCTGTTACCGATGTTGACGCTGGTGGCGATCAACAAGCTACTCTTAATACTGCATTCCCATCAGCAGTGGTTGGTCAAGGTGTTATTGATAATGCCGATGATGAGCTATGGGTTTATGATGGCGCAGTATGGGTTAACGTTGGTTCATTCCGTGGTGTTCAAGGCTTTGATGGTAACCAAGGTACTCAAGGTGTACAAGGCACAATCGGTGAAGAAGGTATCCAAGGTTCACGTGGTTTCCGCGGTTACCAAGGTACTCAAGGTGTACAAGGCGATACCGGTATTCAAGGTGTGCAAGGCATTCAAGGTAATCAAGGTACGCAGGGAATACAAGGGGTACAGGGTCCACAAGGTACTCAAGGCGTCCAAGGGTTATTAGGTAATCAAGGTACGCAAGGACCACAATCAATTCAAGGTACTACTGGTATCCAAGGTGACTTAGGTTTCCAAGGATTTAGCGGTGATGATGCTGGCCATGTAGTAGAATACAGACTTACAGATCCTATCGTAGAAGCCGATCCGGGCACAGGCGATATGATATTTAATGGTGCAGCTTTACCTACAGATAATTTTAGCGCAGTTACAAAAATATGGATTGACGATGAAGCTTTCTATAGTGTAAACTTAGAAGGTTTATTTACTGCAATCGCGGCTGTATCTACTAATAATAAAGGAATTATGAAAGTAACTCTTCGTAATACCCCTAGCAACTATGTAATATTCCAAATTACAGGTGCAACAGATAGAACTGGGTATTGGCAATTAGATGTTACTTATCTTTCTGGTGATGGTGTTAAAGGTGACTTTGTTCAACTTGATACTCCTACTCCAGGAACTACAACTATGCTTCCTACTTTGGTTGCATTTAGCTTAGCTGGCGATCAAGGTATTCAAGGTTTACAAGGCGACCAAGGAACACAGGGCGTTCAAGGTGTCCAAGGTATATTAGGTAGCCAAGGTATTCAAGGACCACAATCAATCCAAGGTACTACTGGTATGCAGGGTATCCAAGGACAAAAAGGTATTCAAGGCAGCCAAGGAACACAAGGTTTACAAGGCCTTCAAGGTACTCAATCAGTACAAGGTATTCAGGGATTACAGGGTCTACAAGGTGGAGTTGGTGTACAGGGTATTCAAGGTACTCAGTCTGTTCAAGGTATCCAAGGTTTACAAGGCGGCGAAGGTCTGCAGGGTTACCAAGGTACACAAGGCGACCAAGGTACTCAAGGAGTGCAGGGTGCGGTTGGCCATTACGGTGGTTTAACTTATGAGTGGGATTTCCTTAATAACTCAACTGCTTCAACATTCCCAGGAACTAGCAAATGGAAAATAAACAACGCTGATGTTACATTGGCTACTGTTTTAACACTTGATGATATTCCTTTAAATAACTATACTAACGACGTTGATGAAGTATTTGATTGGTTACAAACAATACCACAAGGTTCAGGTTCAAAAGGTTTAATTGTTCTTGAGTCATTCGACGATGGTAACGGCCCAGGTGGTCACCACCAAGTTGTATATGAATTCACAAACTTTACATGGGATGGCGTAGGAAAAACATTTGGTTGGTTCGACGTTACTTATGTTGGCTCATATGGTTTACCAAACAATTCATGGCAAACAGATGTTATTGATACATTACATCCTGCTAAAACATTAATTAACTTTGTACCGCGCGGCGAAGCTGGTACTCAGGGAACACAAGGCGTTCAAGGCTTACAGGGTCTACAAGGCTTACAAGGGCTGCAAGGTACACAGGGACCACAGTCAATCCAAGGTACTACCGGTATTCAAGGTGCTCAAGGTATTCAAGGTCAAGAAGGCGCTCGTACGTTTATCGTAACAAACAATGGAACAAGTGATTACCTAATTGATGGTGTTGCTGATCCGACAATTCACCTTATCCGTGGATTTACTTATATCTTTGATGTAAACGCTGCAGGTCACCCGTTTGAAATTAGAGTTGCTCAAGGTGGAGCTGCTTATAATACTGGTGTAACAGGTAATGCGTCAGCAAGTGGTTTAATTATATTCCGAGTACCATTTGATGCTCCTGCATCTCTTTATTATCAATGTACTGTCCACGCTGCTATGGGTGGAGTTATTGTTACTTCTGATCTTGGTCCACAAGGTACGCAAGGAGTTCAAGGTGTACAAGGTGTGCAGGGAATACAAGGTGAATTAGGTAATCAAGGTACGCAAGGACCACAGTCAACTCAAGGTACTGACGGTTTCCAAGGTGATCTTGGCTTCCAAGGTGTACAAGGTTTCCCAGGACTACTTGGTCCACAAGGTACTCAAGGTACTGATGGTCTACAAGGTGGATCTGGTGTTCAAGGTCAAACTGGTTCGTTTGGTGGTGTTACTTTTGATTACACATTCAGCACAAATACTGCTACATCAGACCCAGGTGTTGGTACACTTAAGTTTAATAACGCTTCGTTTAGCTCTGCAGGTAACCTGTATATGGACGATAGAGATGATAACTTTACGGACATTCAACCGTTCCTTAGAACTATTGATGACTCAACAAGCCCTATCAAAGGTCACTTTAAAGTATCTGAAAATGGCGCACCTGAGAATTTTGCGGTATTTACTATTACTAGTGTTCAGGAAGTTGCAGGTTATTTTAATATAATCTGTTCATATGTAAATGGTTCAGTTACAAGTTTTGCTGATGGACTCGATGTTGTTATTACGTTCGCAAGAACTGGTGATCTCGGTGCTACTGGTTTACAGGGTGAACAAGGTATCCAAGGTGACACTGGTATTCAAGGTATCGGTGGTTTCATTGGTGCTGTAGGTGCACAGGGTGTTCAAGGATTACAAGGACTTCAAGGTTTAGACGGAGTTGGCGCTCAAGGTGCTACCGGTTTCCAAGGAGCAACTGGTCCTCAAGGTACTGACGGCGAACAAGGTGATGAAGGTGAAGTTGGTGGCGATGGACCACAGGGTGTACAAGGTGACTTTGGATTACAAGGTGGCGATGGCTTCCAAGGTATGCAGGGTTTCCAAGGTACTCAAGGTGTTGGAGCTCCGGGTGCTGCAGGTTTCCAAGGTAACGATGGTTTCCAAGGTGTTCAAGGTCCTCAAGCTGCTCAAGGTATCCAAGGTAATGTTGGTCCAATCGGATTTGGTACGCAAGGTGTACAAGGTATGCAAGGCTTCCAAGGATCTGAAGGTTTCCAAGGTTTTGGTGGTAACCAAGGTACAGCTGGTGAAGGTAATCAAGGTGCCCAAGGTGGTAACGGTTTCCAAGGCTTCCAAGGTGGATTAGGTTTCCAAGGACCAAATGGTTCAGGTCAACAAGGTGTACAAGGTTTCCAAGGTGCGGCAGGTATCGGTGATACTGGTCTACAAGGCGATAACGGTCCATCTGGTCCGCAGGGTATTTCTGGTGAGTCAGGCGAAGGCGGTGTTCAAGGTTATGAAGGCTTCCAAGGATCGCAAGGTTTCCAAGGTATTTCTGGTGGAGTTGGTGGAACTGGTCTACAAGGTTTCCAAGGTGCGCAAGGTGCTAACGGTTGGCAAGGTGTACAAGGTGAAACAGGATTTGGTGCTCAAGGTAGCCAAGGTACACAAGGTATGCAAGGTGACTTAGGTTTCCAAGGTGCTATCGGTGGTGGTGTACAAGGTTTCCAAGGTACAGAAGGCTTCCAAGGGGATTACGGTTTCCAAGGTACGCAAGGTGTTCAGGGACCGGGTAACGAAGGTGGTGTTGGTAACTTACAAAACATTCACACATCTCCATTACAAGATACGGCATTGTTTATTCCATTCTTCGAAGCTGGTGCAGACCAAAGACAACTACTTGCTACATTAGGACCTAACCCAGGTGGTGAGCAAAACTTCTTCTATACATCAAGCGATGATGAACTTAGTTTAGAAAACATGGATGTTAACGGCAACATGACTGTTGGTGGTACATTAACGGCAACTAACGTTACTGGTATTACATCCGACATGAATTTACCTGATGATGTATTCTTCGGATTAGGTACTAACAATAAAATGAAACTTGGGTTTGAAAGTGGTACTGGCGCATTCTTAATGGATGCTGATACAACTGCAGTAACATCAATGATTATTGAAGAAAGAGCAGGCGGAACCGCAGTGTTTACTTTCGATACAATCAACGGTCACTTTACTGCAACTGGCGATGTTACTACAAATTCTGATGCAAGACTTAAGGATAATGTTATTACTGTCGACAACGCGCTTTCTAAAGTTACAGACTTGCGTGGTGTATATTTCAATAAGAAAACTCATCCTGATGACAGAAAAATTGGTTTGATTGCGCAAGAAGTTGAAGCTGTTATTCCTGAAGCTGTTATTGAAGATAGCACTGAAGATAAAATTAAATCAGTAGCATATTCCTCGTTAGTTGGCTTGTTAATTGAAGCCATTAAAGATTTAAAAGATGAGGTTGACAGTATTAAAGGTCAATAAATCTTGCAAATCTCAACCATTATAAGTGAGGGGGTCAAGCAATTGTACCTCCTTATTTTTTATAAATAGATAAAAGTAATAAAGAGATGAGAAAATGGGATCCAAGGCAAATATCTATATAGATCAAGGTACTGATTTTCGTATCACGTTGGAAATGTTCGACGGAGACGATGATGATTTGGTGATAAGCACATTTAGTTTTTTCGCAGACTTAAGAAAAATGTATTCATCAAAACGCGCAGCAGAGTTTGTTGTAGAGAAAAACGAAAACGACATTACACTAGTTTTAGAGGCAGATGTTACTGCAAATCTAAGGCCGGGGAAATATGAATATGATGTTTTAATGAGAAAGTCCAGTGGTGAGATGTCTAAAATTGTTGAAGGACTAGCAATAGTTATTCCAACAATCACGGAGGTATAATCGGTGAGCATTAAAGTTAAAGTAGGTCAATCCAATAAGATTAGGATTGTTGCCGCTGCTGAGAAAAAACCACTCATTACTCCAGATTCCATTACGCTCGGTATTGATACAGTTGGTCAATACGTTGCAAAAATCGATGCAGGTTCAGGTATTATTGTTACACCGGAACTTAATGTAGAGAATGCAAATCTTGTCATATCACACGCAGCTACATCAACAGAAATAAGTTCTAATAACGCTGGTTTAGTATTTGCTGGTAATATTGATATAGACCAATATGGTCACATTACTCAATTCAATACTCGTTCATTTAGCGAAGATAACTTTTCTTATTCTAACAATGTAATTACGACCGATGATATTACACTCGGTACAACAGCCTTAACTCTTGGCGAAACTTCAAATAATATTATTGGCCTTACAACGTTTGAAGCCGGTGGTGTTGAATTGTTTAATAGAACATTCACAGCGAATGGTAATATTACGATTGACCCAGGTTCTAATAACGTTGTGGACATGTCTTTCCATAGAATTTCTGGTGTACTTGATCCTATTGATGGATTTGACGGAATTAACAAAACATACCTCGAGTTTGAATTAGATAGAGTTGAAACATCTATTAAAGTTTTTGATGATCCTATCCTTCCTACAGATGCTACTAACAAAAGATATGTTGATAATTTAGTACAAGGTTTCGTGGTTAGACCACAAGCTCTTGCTGCGACGACAGAAGATTTAGGTGCCACGTTTGAAACAGGAAACTCAACTGTACGTGATACTCTTACTATTCCACCAGTTAACTTTTTATATATTGATGATGTTACTACATGGACACTTGGTGAAAACCTTCTCGTTAAAGACCAAACAGACAAAACACAAAACGGTTCTTATGATGTAATCCAAGTTGGTTCTGCCAATACTGCATGGATATTCCAAAGAGCTGATTTCAATACAAGCGAAAACCTTCCGGGTTCATATGAATTTGTTACCGATGGTACAATCAATGGTGGAACAGGTTGGGTTTCTACAGTTCTTGATGCTGCTAACTTTACTCTTAATACCGATCCTGTTGATTGGGCTCAGTTCCAAGGTGAAGGTACATTTACAGCTGGCGCTGGTTTAAATCTTAACGGAACTCAATTTAGTGTTTCACAAACTCTGCCATTGGATCAAATCAATCCAATCGGTGATGATTTAATAATCTCAGGCACAAGCGCGGTTCGTTTACCACAAGGTACAACATTAGAAAGACCAACTGAAGCAACTGGTCAAATTCGCTTTAATACTCAGGATAGCCAATTTGAAGGTTATGATGGAGTTGCGTGGGCAGGCTTAGGTGGTACTGTTGATGTTGACCAAGATACAAAGGTTATAGCAGAAAACAGCCCAGGATCTGACGACGATCAATTACAATTCTTTACTGGCGGTTCTAGAGTTGCTATGATGAATGCAAACAACGTTACCACTTTCTACGGTGATGTTAATGTTCCTGTCATATCAACTTCCCTAAGACCAAATGTAACCGGTTCTTTAACACTTGGTGCATCAAATTATAACTTTGATAAAATCTTTACAGGTAAACTTGGTTCAGACGATGAGTTAATTAGAATTGATACTAATGGCGCATTGGTTATGCCAAAAGGTACGACTGCTGAAAGACCAGTTGGTATCGTTGGTGGATTACGTTATAATACTGAAGATGCTCGGTTTGAAGGTTACGATGGTACTGCTTGGGCTGGTCTTGCCGGTTCAGTTATGGATCTCGACAGAAATACATATATCATTGCTGAAACCGCTGCTGGCGTTGACAATAATGATTTAGATTTCTATACTGCCAATACTCAAAGAATGCAAATAGATGAGCTTGGTAATTTAAACTTTGGTCAAAATCTTAACGAAGTTATACTTAATTATAACACAGGTAATTTAGAAGTCAATACCAAAATTGTTTCAAATGCTAACTTAGTACTTGATCCTACTGGAAATATTGATGCTGCAAATAATACAATTACTAATGTTGCTGACCCAGTTAATCTTAGTGATGTAGTTACTCTTAACTATCTTGGTGGATCGTTCTCATCTAAACTACAGATTGAAGACGGTGCCAATTCACACTTAACAGATATTGACTTACTACAAAATCCAACATTAAATCTTGGTCGTGGTTTAGAACTTCAGGAAATTGATAGCGCAAACAACGAATTAAAAATTGGACTTGATGTTACTGGCGTTTCTGCTGAAATGTATGGTACTGATGGATTTACTCCTCGTATCAGAATTACTGAAGATGGTCGTATTGATTTTGCTACAGACATTCCATTAGAATTACAAGCTAACGCGATTCCAAACTTTACTGAAACATCACGTGATATTATTGGTCTAATGTTTACAGACGGTAATGCAAATGGTGCGGGTGTATTTGCAGTAAACGACGATGCTGGCGATGTAATGAATTTGTTTGCAGAAAACTTCAACATTACATTAGGTGGAGATCTTAGTGGTACTGCAGAAGTTACAAGACTAACCGATACAACTATCGACGCAACAATAACAGCTGATTACGTTGAAAATGTTATACATGCTTCTGCAAACTCTGGTTTATTAATTACACAAAGTAACGGCGCTGCAGCCGATGTTTTAATTGGAGTTGATTACACTTTCTTAGATAATCTATACGCTACAACATCTGGCGCAACATTTACAGGTAACGTATTTGCTCCAAGGTATTTTGACTCAGACAATAATAACTACTATGGTGATTTTGCTGGTGAAACAAGACTTAATGGTCTAAGAGTTGGTTACGGTTTAACATTCTCACAAATTGGAATGGCTGACGGTCCGGGTTCTCAGTCAACGCTTTATGCCGGTCAAGGTAAAATTGGTTTCCTTAATAATACGTTTAACTTCTCTGCTTATGCAGAAAGATCCACTAGTAACTGGATTGTAGGCAATGAAGTAAGAGCTAAGAAATTTGTTGATACTGATGCTACATCTTACTTCTTACATCCGGGTGGTACAGACTCTGTATTTAAAGCACTTGAAGTTGATGGCGATTTAAAATCAGGTTCAGTATTAATAACTGGTAGAACAATTTCTACAGGTACATCAACTGGTCATGATTTAATACTTAATGCTGATACGAATGAAATAAGCGTAAGTAATAATCTTATTAAAGATCTTGCTGATCCTGTTAGTTTACAAGACGCGGCAACTAAGGCTTATGTTGATAGTGTAGCGCAAGGATTAAGAGTTATTCCTGCAGCTCTTGCCGCAACGACCGGCGATTTAGGCGCAACATATAATAATGGAAATGGTACTCTTACTATTCCTGCTAATGTTATACTTGACATTGATGGTGTAGCAGTATGGTCTCTCGGAGATAGAATTCTCGTTAAGGACCAAACAAACGCACTTGAAAATGGTTCGTATTTACTAACTCAAATTGGTGGTTCATCAACTGATTGGATTATCACAAGAGGTGAATACTTTAACGAAACTTCTGAAATCCCAGGAGCTTTCCAATTCGTAACTGATGGTACTGTAAATAATGGTACTGGTTATGTTGCGACAGTAACAGATGCTGAATCATTTGCGCTTGGTACAGACGATATTGTTTGGTATCAATTCTCTGGTGCGGGTACATACTCTGCCGGAAGCGCGTTAACATTAACTGGTACTGAATTCTCTATAACGGATGGTGATATCACTAATGCCAAATTAGAGAACTCTACGTTTACAGTTATTGATGAAAGTGGTGCAACATCTGATATATCTCTCGGCACAAATCTAACCTTTACAGGTACTGATGGAGTTGATACTACAGTGACTGCGGGAAATGTCGCAATCGCTATTAATGAAATAGATGGTGGAACGTTTTAATTTATTAAAACTATATTATTGATTATTAAGCTATATAGCTATTATAACAAAGGGGCATACATATGTCAACAATAAAATTACGCCGCAGTTCGGTTGCGGGACGTATACCTACAATTGCACAGTTGGAACTTGGCGAAATCGCTATCAACACTGCTGATGGTAAACTATATTTTAAAAAATACGATGCCGTTGCTAATACGGAATCAATCATTGATGTATCGGCAGACTTAGATGCCAATGCAATTCTCACCCTTATCAAAACAGTTGACGGCGCAGGCTCTGGCCTTGATGCTGACCTTTTTGATGGTGAGTCTGGTGCATACTATTTAGATTATAATAACTTTACGAATGTACCACCTGCAACTTTAGACCTAACATTAAATGGCAAAGTAACAGGTAACGCATTCTCTAATACTGGTGTTATGACTCTCACAACAGAGTTGGCGAACACTGGCGTAACCGCAGGGTCATATGGTTCGGCTTCTCTTGTTCCCGTTTTCACGGTTGATGAAGATGGACGAATTACGACTGCTAGTACGGTTTCAGTTGCAGGTGTAGCAAACACCACATGGACAAATGCGAATAATACATTTACTATTGGCACTGCTGATGGTAATTATTATGATACGCTTATTGATACGTTTACAAATCTTGGTGTTTTTGGAAACATTACAGTAACAGGTTTGGTAGATGGCCGGGATGTAGCAGCCGACGGTGCAAAGCTAGATTTATTAGAAGACGGATTGGATCTTACATTAACTGGTAAGGTTACAGGTACAGCAAGTTCAAACACTGGTGTAATGACAGTAACAACTGAGCTTGCAAATACTGGTGTAACTGCAGGATCATATGGTTCGTCTACCGCAATCCCAACATTTACTGTTGACGAGGATGGACGATTAACCGTAGCAGGCGAAGCTGCCGTATCTGGCGTTTCTGATTTTCAATGGTATTCAGCAAACAACACGTTAGTTCTTAGTACAAGTACAACAGATTATAATACTTTATTAAATACATTCAGTGATATTACGACAGGTAATATTACGACTGCTGGAACTGTTGATGGCAGGGATCTTTCTGTTGATGGTGCAAAACTTGATTTAATCGAGGCAGGTGCTACCGCGGATCAAACTGCTGCTGATATTAGAACACTTGGTTTCTTTGATACTTCAAATGATGGTACGGGTTCTTCACTTGATGCTGACTTATTGGATGGTTTACACGCATCAGATATTTTATCTCAGGCAGCCAACACCGCGGCAAATCAAATTGGTAATGCTTCAGTTACAGTTCAAGGTGGTACTGGGTTAGATGGTTCTGGTAGTTTTAACTTAAACGATTCAACTCCAACAACAATTACAATAAACCATGATGATACATCTTCAGTTGTTGATATTTCTTTGGCTACAGGAAGAGCAATTACTGGTTTAACGTTTGATACATATGGTCACGTCACTGGTACAGCGACTACGCACTTTGACGATTTTTATTATACTGAAACAGAATTAGACGCAGGTCAACTCGATAACAGATACTTTACTGAAACCGAATTAACAAATGGTGAACTTGATAGTCGTTATTATACTGAAACAGAATTAGATGGCGGCCAACTTAATAGCCTTTATTATACAGAGGCTGAGCTAGACGGCGGTCAACTTAATTCTCTTTATTACACAGAGACTGAATTAGATAACGGCCAATTAGATAGCAGATATTATACTGAAACAGAATTAGATGGTGGTCAATTAGACAGTCGTTATTATACTGAAACTGAAGCTGACAACAGATTTGTTAATGTTACTGGTGATACAATTACAGGTAACTTAACGGTTGAAGGTAATTTAAGTTTAAATTATTCTACGTTTATATCAGCTACGACTACAACGACGTCTACAAGCTCTACTAATGTACATGCATTCCCACATAGTGGTTTTACTGGTGCAGAATATACAGTCACAGTAACCGAAGGATCTGATCGTCAAATAACTAAATTGTTGGTTACACATGACGGTTCAACCGCGATTGCTACTGAATATGGTGTGGTATTTACGAATACAGAGTTAGCGACGTTTGAAGTTGAAATTGACGGACCAGTTGTTAAGTTAAACGTAACATCAAGTTCTGCATCATCACACGTATATAAAATTGTTGGTACACTGATTAAGTAACCATTATAAATACAATAAAGAATTACAAGCCTTACTGGGGAGAGTGAACCGAATGGCAAATGATAAGAAATTCATAGTAAAGAACGGACTTCAATCTGAGAATAACGTTCTAATCGGCACAACAACCGACGACGGCACAAATAAATTACAAGTATCAGGAACAGCTGATTTTAGTAATTCTTCAGGTATACCAGTTACAATAACAAACGATGGCGGCAATGGTTCGGTAATTACCAGCTTTATTGGTAACGCAAACAGTTTAGATGTTTCAAATCCAACACCAAATGATTATTCAATAGACAATGGCAATAACGGTATTACATTTAATAATGGTGCTGATGGAATTGCTGTTACATATAGTGGTTCTATTGATTTAGCATTTACATCAACTGGTATTGATTTTAAACGTGCGCCAACAGTTAATGGCGAAGATATTTGGTACGCTGGAAACGACGGCACAGGATCTGGCTTAGATGCTGATTTACTCGATGGAATTGATAGCGGAAGTTTTGTAAGGTCGGATCAAAATGATACGATGGACGGTGATTATATTATCACTGGTAACCTTACAGTACAAGGTACACGCGTTGAGGTTCAATCAGAAACGGTTTTAATTGCTGATAATATTATTACACTCAATTCAAACTTTACTACTGGTACACCAACAGAAAATGCTGGTTGGGAAGTTCTTCGTGGAGGTTTAGCAACATCATCTTTACAATGGGACGAGACAAACGATTGGTTCAAACTAATATCAAATGGTACAGACATTGGTCGTATTATTACAACAGACGATGAAGGTTCTGGTAATAACTTTGATGCTGACACTGTTGACGGATTAGAAGCTTCACAGTTTATTCGCTCAGATGTTAATGACGTTGCTACAGGTAACTTAGAATTTGAAGGCACGGTTGCTATTGGTAATGAGGCTGGTTCGGCTTTGCTTACTATGCGTGGTGCAGGCCAAAACAGAGTTCTTTCTTCTGATAACGGTAAAATTGGTTTCCTTGATGGAACCTTTGCTTATCAAACATATTCAGATTTAAATGGCGATTGGACTGTCGGCCGTAATCTTATTGCTGATAAATTTTTAGACTCTGATGATAATACATATTTGTCTTGGCCGTCCGATACATCAAGATTAAATAATATTGAACTTGTTGGAACTATATCACACGATGGTGATGCTGATACATATATCAATTTCCCAGCACTTAATCAATTCGAAGTTTACACTGCAGGTAGTCAAAGGCTATTAATTGATAGTACTAATGTAACATCAACACTTGATGTAAAAGCTCCTCGTTATTTAGATAGTGGCAATGTTGCATATCTTGGTGACTTTGCTGGTACATCAGTAATGAATACTATTGGAATTGATAGCGATCTTTTCCATAATGGTGATACCGATACTAAGTTATCATTTGGTACAAATCAAATTGATTTATCAACAGGTGGAGCAGTTAGATTATCAATCACTGATTCAGCAGTTACATCATCAGTTGATTTAATTGCACCAAGGTTCCTTGACTCAAGCGATAATAACTTTTATGCTGACCCAGCAGGTACATCAGTATTTAATAATCTTGGTATTAACGAAGACTTATTCCATAACGGTGATACTAATAATAAAATTTCTTTTGGCACAGATGTACAGACGTTTACAACAAATGGAGCTGCACGATTAACTCTTAATGCTACAAACGCAACATTTACATATAATGTTCTTGCACCACAATTTGTTGACTCTGATAATAACGCATACTACGGTGACTTTGCTGGTACATCAGTAATGAACAACATCAGTTTACAAGGTGACATTATTCACCAAGGTGATGCTGATACATTAATTACATTCTCTGCCGCAAACGAGTTTAAAGTAAGAACTGGTGGTAGTGATAGATTATTCGTAAGAGATACTGGCGTAACAGCCGTTGACAATATGAAAGCACCGGTATATTATGATACATCAGGAACAACAAACTTCTTGGATCTTGGTC